GGATCATATGTTGTACCAGTGATAGGTTGACCAACAGTATATGTTGGACACTTAAATTCTAATCCCTTTAACTTAACAGTATTAGGATATCCCAATCCAAATCCGTGTACATAATTAGTTGTAACTGTGATAATACCAGTTGTATTATCATATGCTGCAGTTTCAATTCCAATATTAATTCCAGATGATGTACCAACACCAACAATACCATCAACAGATCCATTAGCAAATTTATTAGTATTATTAGAAGTTTCTACTTTAACTTTTGCACCAACTAAAGGAGCATATCCAAGTCCAGGTGTTGAACCCATAGAAACTATCAAACCACCCCTTGGAAGTTGATTTTGATTAATATCAAACTCAGATTGCATCATTTGACCATTCTCTGAGCTAATACCAGTGAATACTACACTTGATACACCAACATTAGTATCTTGTTCAAACTCATAATTATTTCCAGCATTATTAACTGTTAATGGTGTCTGGAATACTCCATTAATGAATAATATTCCATTACCAAGACCAACTCCTGTTATAGTATTAGCACCACCAACAGTCATAGTGTATGTTCTTCCTATTCCAGTAAAATTATCTGAAATATCATCAAATACCATATTGGTTGTGTAATTCTGTCTTAAGAAGGTTCTTCCACTAAATTCCGCTTTTACATATGGAAGATTAGTTGTATTTCTTCTTTCTCTAGTATTTCCTTTTGGTGGATCTAGGAACCAAGCAGTACTATCAACGATATTGAACGATCCTCTATGAACTCTAGCAGCAGCACCGTCTGCATGTTCTGTTGCTCCAATACCTAAAGATCCTCTTCTTACTTTAACAACAGGTAGAGTACATATTCCAAGAGCAACATCTTCTGCTTTATTGATAATTCCTTCAGGAAGACTTGAGAATCCTATTTGCTCAACCTTCATATATTCTGGACCAATCTTCAACACATCTCTAGGTTGAACAGAACTTATTCCACTAAGAACAAATTGTGAATTTCCAATACCAATACCACCCTCTTGATCAATATTATGTTCAATTGCAGTATATGTTATTGGTTGTTGAATAATTCCATCTAATCCAATAACAGTTTTAGATAACTTCTTAGTCATCTCAAACTTATGGGCATTACCTTCACCAACTCCAGTTAATTTAATAGGAAGACCTGAAGTAATATATTCTTTTCTAGTATAAAGTTCAATATTATCAGAATCAACAGCCTTAACAAATACTGTAGAAGGCATTATATCAGTAACAACACCCACATTATTAGTAGTTGAACCTATTGAAACAGCAGTTGATCCAATACCTACAAAAGTAGATCCTGGAATATACTCAATCTCTTCATTATTATTGAAGAAATGATTAGGTATATTAAATACACTTTGTTCTAATGTTAAATTTGCAGGATTAAATACCTTACTATAGATTGGTATTCCTTCAAATGTTAAGTCAAAATTAACTTTATTTGCTCTTGTTCCATTTACACCATCATAAGAAGATAAGAATATATCCTTCTCTAATGGACCATACTTCAAAGATGGTGGTTCATTTGCAAAATCATTTACTGTATTAAGAACTTCGTTATATGCTTGAACTTCAATTAGAGTTGTTTGTGAAGTATCAGGATAGAAATTAAGTTCATTAAAGTTACCAACAGTAACAGTTCCAAATGTACCTAAACCACTGCTAGTAGCACCTGTAAATGGATATTGAACAGTTGTTGTATCAGAACCATCTTGAATAGAAACAACCTGATGCATAGCAGAACCACCAGTTTCATTAGATACCCTGACAAAAGATTTAACCGAGGAATCAATGTCTTTACGTGTTCTAGTAACTAATATGGGAGTAGAAGTTCCAGTATGATATGTTGATTCCAATCTACCACTTCTTTCTGCACCTGCAGGTTGACCAGGAACTGCAAATCTATAAGTTCCAATTCCTGCAGTTGTAGTACCCAAACCAACAACATTTGTACTTACATTAATTTCCCTCTTAGTTTGATTTTCACATTCAAAATAAATTGTTCCAGAATCAAATCTGGCAGTTAGAACTCCAACCTGAGAAGAACTGAAACTTATGTTTAAAGTATCAATATAAGATTCTGTATAGTAAAGATTAGTTCCATCAAAATCAACAACAATTTCACCATAGTTAAGTTCTTTGGTGATATTATCCTGTACAACAACAGATGCAAAGAATCCATTAAAGTCTGTATGATCAAATGTTGCTAAAGTTGTTGTTGTAAATCCAGAAACAATATTATTACTATCAGTATCAGCAATGGCAACTTTAACATTAGATGCTTTGAAATCAATAGATCCTATAGTATTAGTTCCATCAACAACAGCATTGGTAGTAAAATCTGTTTTAAAGATTTTTATATCATGATCTCTATCATATCTTTCAATAGGATTAAAGTTTAAAGTTTTTCTTTGGAATGAATCAGAAACTGCTTCAAAATCACCTAACTTATGATATGTCCAATCAGTACTTTTTTCTACCAAGAAAGCATTATTAGTTGTAGTTAAAACAACTAAATCAGACAACTGAATATCTTGAGTATCTGCATCTACTATCTGTATGAGATACCTTGAGAAATTAGTATCAATTTCTTCAATTTCTGTAAATAAATCTTGTAATCCTTTACTTGAGAACTTATCGCTAATATCATCATGAAGAAGAACTCTATTTGTCTTACATTTTGTATAATCTGTTAGTTTTAAATTCTCAAAAGTAACAAACTTAGATTTATTTCCTCTACTATCATAATCTTTTGCTAGATCAAAATTATGAATTGTATCAACCCTGTTTTCACCTAGAACATCAACAACAATAACTGGTACGGATGAAACACTAGTTCCTACACCAACATTTCCTACAACAGTCTCAACTGAAGTATCTGCAAAATTCTTTAGTCCAGATGGATGTACCAATCTGTTTACAGGATCAACAAACTCATCCCAAGTTATTGGACTCTTAACAGAATATGAAAGATTCTGGAAATAATCATTATTTGGAATTACTTGAATATCTTCATTTAATTTACCAATGTCATCTGTCCATCCAAATTCTTGACGATTTGCGTAGTCAACTTCAAATCGTGCTTTATTTTCAACTACCGATGTTACAGTTGCAGAAATATTACTAGTTTCACCTTTTATTCTATGACCTACATTAAGTCTAAATGTTCCGTCAACTTTAATAAAATCGTCTCTTGTGCCAGCAATTTTTAAATCCTTTAAAAGGAATTTATTATTCTCTTCAACAAGTATTGGTTCATTTACTATAAAACTACCTCTTTCTTGAACAGCTTCAAGAATTGGATAATCTTTCTTATTGACAATATTTGCATATCCAGATTGGAATGTTTTTGCAATACCTGGATTAGTTGTTAGTCCAGTTATACTATATTTTAATACTGCTGGATCTGAGTTAACAAACTCTTGAATCTTAAAGAATCTAAACTGATAATTTGCTGAGTTATAACCATCTCCACCAGTAGCAACACCAACAGAAACATTGCTTTGTGTTCCAATACCAGCTTCACCAAATAATTCAACACCTTCAACGAATACTTCATCTCCAGTTTCAAATGGAGCAACTCTAAATCCACCTATTGGAGTTTCTAGAGTACAGGTAACAATACCTGAACCACCACCCTCCATAGAGTTGATTCCAATACCATTTGAATTATTAATGGTAATAATTCTATGATTTACTGAATTCAATCCCTGAACAGGAGCAATTACTTCAACTTCAGATATAGTTTGATTTGGTACTTTTGCCAATAATGAAGTGTCATCGACAACTACATCATTCTCAGGATCATATACAATAATATCAGGAGCACTTAGATATTCATTACCACCATCAGTAACAGTTACTGAAACAATACTATCTAAATTATCAATTCTAACTACTGGAGAAACAAATGCTTCAGGACTTAATGTTCTATCTGAAGAATATTCATAACCAATATCAACAATTCTTACATCCTTAATTCTACCAATAGAAGTTGATAGTGCCACAACATTAGCATTCTTTCCATTAAGACTAACAATTGATGAGAATCTTGGAAGTTGCTTATAATCAAATCCTTTTGAAATTAATTTAATCTCTTTTACAGATCCAACAACTGACTTAGATTCAGTAGCATATTCAATAGTATCACATTGATCTTCTTTATATGATAAAAGTTCTGGAATTGATCTTGGAGAAACTTTAAATGTATCGGAAGTTATACCAAAAATCTTATAATCACCACTATAAGCACTATCAACAAAATTAATTTCAGAATAATTTGGAATTGTAGTATCTGCTGTACTAATATATCCTGCTTTCTCTAATGCATAATACAACCTAGAAGGTGTTGTTTTTGAGAATGCAAGTGATATTGTCGATTCAGTTCCAACACCAACAGTACCTACACCACTTACATTGAAATTATTATCATCTTGAGCACTAATAAATTCATTTTTAAATTCCTGATCATAGAATACTTTTAAATTGTATCCAGATAAAGAACTGTCAGAAACATTAAATGTTAATTTAGAATTCTTAACTACATCTATTTGTGGATTAATTGCAGCAACAGAATGATTAATTGCACCAGTAGAAGAAATACCAATCAATAATGGTGGATCTACTTGAACATCTTTTAGAGTTTGAGCTACACTAAATTGATTTCTATTTAACTCATAAACAAAGTAACTAGAAGAAATTGGTAATCCACCAACAGAACTAGTATCTTCGTCTGCATCATAGAAGATTTTATCTCCAGTTGAATATCCATGACTTGGAATTGTAATACTATTTGTTATCGTATTAATTCCTGCAGAAGTAAATCCAACTCTATTAATTAATATAATCTCATGATCTTCATTGTATATCATTGAAAGTGGAGCAGTACTTCCTACACCAACAACAGTATTAGGAACTACATTTAAAGAAACTACATCACCATTTGTTAAATTATGAGATTCTGTATTTGCAATTGCAATCTTTGTAGTAATCTTAGATACAATTTTATCAATATCACCAGTAACTTGTTCAAAAGTGGACTCTAAAAGATATTCATAATCATCCGATTCATTACCTTTAAAGAATAATCCTTCACTAGTAGTTGCAGCACCAACCTGAGTAACTAAACCAACATAGTTTTGTCCTTTATTAATTGCGTAAACAACGGATTGATCAGTAGTTACATTAGGTAAACTAAAGTTATTAACTGCTTGTTCAGTGTCACCAACAATTAAAGAGTTTGCAGTTCCTCTCTTACTAAAGATTAACTTCTGACCCGTCTTAAATGGATGGTTTGGTAGATAAATTGATCTAGTTGGAATAGAAACTTCACTTGTGGTATCACCAATCCTATATTCTTTTATAATACCACCACCAACAGTAACACCAGTTCCTACTGATTGTTTTGCATTAAAATATACTTTATCATTTACTTTTGAATTAAACTTCTTAGTGCTAACTGGTATACTAATATGACTGTTCAATATATCAATATTAGATCCATAAGTATGAGCAATTCCAGGTCCAAATCTCTTAACTCTAAGAATTGTTCCCATATTAAAGATGTTTAATACTTTGACTAACTCATCTTGATCTATTTTTAAAGTAGATCCAATAGAAACTGTATTTGGTATAACATTTACATAGATATCATCAACTCTACCAGCAACAATTGCATTAGCAGTCATTGATTGTGCTAAACCAATTGTATTAGTAGTTACACCAACTGAGAAAGAATCTGTAAGATGTACAATAGAACTACTAAGTCCAGATATTGATACTGTATCTGTATTATTTAATTCAATAAATGGTAAATAATGTGCTTCTACTTCTTTATCATTTTTCCAAGTAAATACCGCATTTTCAAATGATTGTAATTCAGTTTCAATAGAAGAAACGCCTAAACCAGCAATACTCTTAACTTGTCCACGAATACCAGAACCATTAGTTCCAGAATTATCAAAAACAGTAAAATCACCAACCTGATATCCAGTACCACCATCTAAAACTTCTAATCCATCAATTTCACCAACTGTTACTGATTGAATTCTACTTAACTGTCTTACACGCTCATTTGATTCAATAATAAAATCGTTGTTTGCATTTGGATCACCTACTTTATATGGGAAAGTGTTTCTAGCAAATGATGTATTATTAAAGTCAAATGAATGAGATAAAGTAGTATTTGATGATATAAAAGGTGAACGATATGTATTACCAATAAAATATGGATACTTAGGTGATAATTTTCCTATATTTGGACCAGACATTGCAGTAGTAACACCTGCAAAGTATGCATATACTCCATTTGGAAACTCTGGAGTTTTACAGAATCTTCCATTATGAACATCAAGATCACCTGAAGAATCAAAATAATAATCATCGGTAAAGAATCCTTCATCAAATCCAGTTGGTCTATTATCAACTTTGGTAATATCCAATTTATATCCTGTATTCATCAATCTAACATCTGGACCCAATTCATCAGATTCAGAAAAACCAAAAGGACCATATATTGGATTTCCATCATATGCCCATCCTATAATAGGGGAATGTGATGTTCCATCATCATTAAATGTATTTGCTATATCTTCATTATATCCATATAGACCAAAATGCAATTCTTCATCAGTATCACTTAAAGCAAAATCACCAAGTCTATTTCTACTATCAACAGTTAATCTTCTAACTCTAGGTTCAAAAAGTGCATTTTTTCCAGTTGAATCTACATGTAAAACTGTTTTATCAGATTGATAGTTACTACCACCATTAATAACCACAACACTGATTAATTTTCCATCAGAAATAACAGGTCTTAGAATAGCACCATTACCAGTACCAGTAGTTTCAACTTTAATTTCTGGTGAAGAAAAATATTCCTTTCCTCTATCCAAAACTACGGCATCAACTATCTTACCATCTACTATAATTGGTTTTATTTCTGCATTTCTTCCCGTTTGTACCGATACACGAGGATTTTTTTCATGATTAAGAATTGAAGATCCATAATTATCACCTTCTTCATACAAATATGCTTGAATTATTTCACCAGTAATAACTGGAGTAAAATTAAATGATCCTGTAACTGTTGAGGAATAAGAAACCTGACAACTTACAGAAATATCTGGATATTTAAATGTCTGATATCCAATACCTGTACTTGTTAAGTTAACAAATTCTCCTCTATCATAATTTACTTTGGATGGAGTGGTGGTAATTCCTGCATTTGCTAATTTAAAAGAATGATCATCAATCTTCATCACATAATAACCAATATTAGTGTCCAATCCACCAATACCAGTGCCTGTATGACTATATTCTACTAAATCACCATCATTAAATCCATGATCTTTGAAATTTATAGTATCGAACGATACAGAAACATCTGATGGTTTTACATTTAATTTTCTATAGGAATATCCAGAACCAGGATTTAATACTTTAACTGATTGTAATACATTCTTAGTAGATGTTCTAAACTTATGAATACCACTTGCATTAGTAGCAGTAGATAATCCAATAGTATTAATACCTGTCATTGCATCTTCATAAGAATTATAAAGACGAATAGATCTTGTATTAACAATACTAACATTATATGGAGCACCAGTTGCTAATGTTCCATCTGAAGTGTTTGTAGTATCAAACGCAGGACCAATACCAAGGTTAGGATTACCATTACTATTGTAATAGATTACTTCACCATTTTCTAAATTATGCTCTGTGGCAAATGTAATTGTTTCTTGAGCAATCGATAAACCACCAGAAAAGAATATATCTCTACTATCAAATGATAATTCACGAACTCTTTTACTTACAACTGGTTCTAATCGACATCCAGTACCATTACCACCCTGAATAGAAATTGATATTACATCTTTTATATCAAATTCGTGTGGGTCTACATAAACCTTATCAACAGATCCAGTTAAAACAGGTTCTACTAAAGCAGTTACACCTGTAGTAAGTGTGCTATCATCCACAATAAGTTTAGGTGGATTAATAACATCATAACCAGTACCAGAATTATAAACTTCAACAGAAGTTAAAGGACCATAAAAAATAGAATCTTCAGATACTGGTGTTCTTATCTGAACACCATCAATCATCATACCAATATCATTAAGTGGTGTCTCTCCTCTTCCAGAAACAAATAGATCTTGATATAATGGAAACTTCCTTAAAATTTTATTTGCTTCTAACTTCTTATTGCTATGGGATAATTTGGTAAAAGTATGATTACTTGCTAATTCTACACCAAATTGTACATTAGTTGCAGTACCAACTAAACCTCTTGAAAGATATAATTTAATTTTTCCTGGATTTATAACTAAAACTTCAACATAATATGTCTGACCATCTACTAATCCTGGAATTACTTCCCCATCTGTGGTGTATACAATGGAATCACCTGTTATAAATTCAATTGGATCGTCAAAAACTATACTGTTAAATTTTTCAGTAGTTACATCTACATCTACAATATGAGTAAAATCTGCTGTTGAAAGTACAGTTTGTATGATATTGGCAGTTATATCATAACTTGGTAATGAGTTTGAAGCAGCATAACCATCAATATCACCGTCAACATATACATTTAATATATCAGAAAGAATCTGATCATTACCTTCTTTTAAATCAATACCAGAACTAGTAGATTTTTTTAACTTTCTTACTAAATCATATTCTTTTAATGGATCTGGATTAAATGCAGCAACACCAGATAATGTTACTGTTTTAGTAGAAGGATCAATTGCTGCAACAACAGCATTAGATAATGAAACTGTATTGCTATTTCTCTCTAAAATATCAACAACATCATTAAGTTTTAAACTTGATTTATCAATTTCAGTTGTTAAAATAAAACTTGGTTTGTTAATGTCAAATATTGGAAATCTACAAGATGTGTTGTATATCCAAGAATTGGCAAATATCTGCTTATATGAGTAATCAGATTGTGGATTTAATATAGATTCACCAACATTCTTAACATATACATTCTCACCCTCTTCAACTAATGAAATATCTGAAACAGGTACAAAATTAGATAAAACACCAGTTATTCTTAATTCTACTTTTTTCTCTAAATCTCCATCTTCATAACCAAATATTACCTCATCTGATCTTAAATCAGCACCCATAGGAATATCACTAGTATTACCAGTACATCCAAAGAATTGATTAATAGTCTTTGAAGTATAGGAAATTGTATTATCACCACATATAAATGTTCCAGTTTCACCAAAACCAACTGTCGAATCAACTGAAATAATAGTAGAATTAGCTCCTATTAACTCTGAAACTCTAGTTTTACCTGGAATTGTAAATGTTCCTTCAATTAGATCTCTATCATTGAAACCAACAAATAAAGAAAGTTTGTAATATACCTTATTTTCTCTTGTTAATATCTCAACTTCTGAAATAGAAGCATTTGTTCTTAAATCAGTCGACTTGTAAATTGTTTGACCAACTAATTTAGATGGATCGCCACTAATCGGATCTGCAATTATAACTTCTCTACGAATAAATTCAGCATCAGATGGTTTAACTAAACGCTCTTCTAAGTCTAATACTTTAGTTTCTACTCCATAAAGAACTTTAAATAATATCTTTATAGATTCTTCAATACCTTTTGATTGATAGAAGGTTCTTGCATGTTTAATAAAATTACCAATATCAAGATCTGGAGTAAAGTCATTATCCTCTAAACCAGGTAAAAATGTTCTTTTTAATTTTTTATAAAACTCTTGAATAAAAAGTACACTTAAATTAATAACTGATTGTGTATCTGCAGTATCTGCTTTATGACTTGTAGCAACAGTACTTTCAAAAATTAGACTTTCCTTATTAACATCATCAATGAAAGAAGAAATTCCTACATTATAACCTGTAATACCACTAAATCCACGAATACATCCTGTAAATGAAGTATCAGTCTTACCAGTATAGGTAATAATTTCATTACCAATCTTTAAAAGACCATATTCAGCAGGATATCCCTTTGTAGAAGAAACTAGAATAGTAGTAGATGTCTCTGAAATGTCTTGAGAAAGGGCAGTAACACCGATTACAACCTCTGGAACTAGATTATCAACCTTGATATACTGATCAAAGTTGCTAATTAAGTCAGATGGAGCACCTTGTGCTTCTTGTGAGATATAATATTGCTTAAAAAATTCACTTGCCTTGGGAAAGTCATTAATTAAAAAGTCAGGTAACTGACTTTCAATTATTTTATTGACTTTTACTCTATTATCGACATTTAACATATTTTATTCCCTTTCCAATTTCCCATTTGAGTAACTTGAAGTGTAATAATCTCTAGAGAACACAACGCCCGATACATCTTCGCCCGAAGCAATTACATCCTTAACCATATTTATCTGAGTATTAGAAACATCAAAACTTAGGTATAAATCCTTTAATCCAATAACATCATTAGAATCTGGGAATGCTTGTATCTCAAGTATGTCGTTAGGAGCGTTTGTTTCTGTTATGTTAATAGTATTTAATAGAATTTCACCTTTCTTGTAATCAACAGTTCCTATAGATTTAACTATAACTCGCAATTCATTCTTCTTATCTCTTGAAATTGCACTCAATACTCCCTTATGACTGCCATCAAGATCACCTTTATCATTCTTATTAGGGACATCAGTTAAGTAAACAACCTCGTCTGAACCAGAAACCTTAAATCCAGTACTCTTAATATTAAATCCTTCAGAATTAATATGGAATCTATTGCCAAAGCATAATTCATACTGTGCAAATTGATTAAGTAGTACTTTCATATCTCTTCTAATCTTAACTTTAGTAATATTAGAAGTAATTGCAGAATCAACTCTGTCAATTAATTGAAGTGCCTTACTATACTTAAATCTACCACCAAACTTATTAATATCAATATTTTTAGAATAATCAGTTAAAGTACTAGTAATATTTGATTTTAAAGTATTTGAATTTGAAACCTTGGAAGAATCGTAATAGATTGTACTGTCTAATTCAACAAAAAGAACTTTAAGATCAATAATATCCGCATTAATACCAGCAATTGAATAACTCTTAAGTTTGTTTTTTATCTGCTGTTTATCAAAATCTGATACATAAGTACCATTTTTAGGTTTGATACTAATCTGAACTTTACCAAATTGGGGTGGATCTAATTCTTCACCACCAACTACAGCAACTGACTCTGTTCTAGGGTAAATTGAAGCAATAATTGCCTCATAATCCCTTGCTGTAACTGCTCTATACTGTGCTGAGTACAATCTAGGTGCAAAATACTTAATAGAGGACAGATCTTCCTGTTCTGCACCGTTAGAAGCGTTCTCAACGGTAGTTACTGAGATACCACTATCGGGAATAACGGTTAATGCGTGAAGGTCATTAGGGGTTTTATCAGTAAAAACACCTGCAAAATCGAATTCTCCTACAGAACCTGCTCTACCACCTGCACCATTACCCTCTTCACCATCAGTAATGATGAATCTAACGGTGACAACTGATCCATTTTCTAGTTTTTTACCAAAAAATCCATCTCCGAACAAAATTTCGTACTTTTCGTCCTGTACTTCTTGTATAAAGAAGATCTCAGAGTTCTTATTAATGTTTAAAATGTTGTCTATCTTAGAAAATTCTCTTCCAAGACCAGTATCAGAAGGTCCAGCAACATAAATTTTGATAGTATTGGCATCAATATCACCATTTGCGAGAATAAATCTCTGATCTTTTGAAGTATTGATCTGAAATTGCTTCTCTAACAGTGTTCCTTGTAAAACTTCTATGTCAGTAAAGGTTGCTTTACCGTTAATTAGGGATGCAGTATGGGGTTCAACGGTTGAAAACCTGTATGTAGTGTCATTTGCCTCTCCTATGCACACTAAACCTGGTTTTAAGTACACTCTAGGTGCAGAATTGGTACTTGAAACATCAAATGAAATTGTTGCTTTTGCAGCAGTTTTTGAACGGGGTACATAACCTATGTTACGAGCAAGAGAAACTACATTTTCCCTTATAACTGCAGAGTCTAGGAAGGTTTCATTCGCAACTAGGTTGGCATTGAAGGCATTAATGTAAGTATTATAGGCAAGTGTATCAATTAATACACTAAAATTAGAACCTTCAAAGTCAAAATCAGAAAAATTGCTGTTTGAGCGAAGATAATCCCGTATTTGAGCCTTAATTTGTGTAAAATCTAAATTGGCAAACTGAGTAAATGGCATATTACTATCTGGTTGGTTCTAATAGGAATGTAAATGACTGAGTTGGAAATTTTAATCCAACAATATCAAAGAAAACGACTACATTAAACGCATTCATGTCTGGATAAGGATCTAATTCAACTCTTAGATTATTAACTCGTGGTTCATAACGCATTATTGTCTCATTTATCTGATCTTCAATCACCATTGTGAGTGTAGGTGTAAAGTTTTCAAATAAACTGGCACGAATATCAGTTCCAACATCTGGATTAAAGAATCTTTCGTTAGGAATAGTCTCTACTAAATTTCTTACCGATCTTACAATGGCACGTTCATTCTTCAATACAGGTAGATCCTTTGTCACAGGATGTGGTTCAAAAGAAAAACTAATATCTTTAAATGACCTTGATTTTCGTGTTACTGACATCGAAAAGGCAATATTTAGTACTATTTACATCTTTTATTTATACTTAATTCTTGGAAAAGGGATTAGTCCTATATTATTGGATATTCTACTTACATTAATATCAAGGTCAAACCCGATTGTGATTCGTTTTTCTTCAAATAATTGATCAGAATTGAGTTGGACGCTATGTTTTCGATTACCCTTACCAATATAAACATTGCCTACTTCATTTAAAATACTAATATCTTCAAAGACTGTGGTTGTATTTTGAGGTCGTATTGAAATATATCCGTGATATGGCCACTTATGATCGTGCCAGTCAAGTAATTCAGAAGGATTATGATAATTCAACCATGATTGCATCCATACTTGAGTTGTATCTACTTTTTGATCATCTAAGAAATCATATACAATTGCATTGAGTTCACAATATAAGTCATAGACATCAGGATTTGTACTCAATAAACCAAATACATTGTATCTTGCATAGTTCCAAGTAAACTCATTTACGAATACATCTCTTTGGGGAGGATTACTTACAACCATATCAATAAATCCCGACATATCTCTATGACGGGATTTAATAATTTCTGATTCATATACTTGGAAATCGGACATTAGCGTCCTTGTCCTCTGTACTTTTTCTTTGCTTTGTTTCGAGACGAAGCGGAGTACTTAGTATGTTTTCCGTTTCCTTGTCGAGACTTCTTCGGGATTGATTCTAACTCAACATTTCCCCATGCACCTGTTTTAGTTCTGACTGCCATGATTAATCCTCTTTAGTAATAATTTCAGTTCTTAGACCTTGTGGGTCATGAGATCCATTATCATAGAACTCATAGGCAAGGTCTTCCATTGCG